CGATGTTGTTATCTAAGTTACTGTCATTAGCTTGCATGTCAGCTTTTGAGATACCGCCTGCGTAACCCTGTACTTTATCGTAAAGAGAATTAAGGTCAGGATTCTTGATAAACATCAGCAGAGCCTGCATGTAATTCTTGGCGGCTGCAGAACCTTTAATTGAGAACAAATCGACACTAGAATCATCCCGCATTGAAAGCTTGAACATAATACTTTTCGCTGCATCCATAGCTGCTCTACGGACCACATAATCGTTCTTGCTTAGGAAATACCTGTATTCTTCATCCGACATAATAGGCCACTCAGGTGAAACGTCCCCGAGTTCATAACGTAAAGCTTGAATTGTCATAATAGTTCTTCCTGTAATTTATTTGATTTACTTAGATTCTCTGATGCAGGAATAACTTGAAGATTCCAAGGAACGTGTAATCCGCAGACGTTTTCACCTTGAAGCGGTACGATATGATCTACGTGGTATTCTTGACCTGTGTATAACTTGAACATTTGAGCACAAGTATATAATTCTTTTATTTGATCAAGCTCTTCTTTTGTTAACCACTTTGGTAAAGCTTGAAGTTTAGCTGCTCTGCGTTTATTGGCTCGTGCAAGAAAAGCATCTTTATTTGCTTCATAATATTCTTTAGACTTCTTAAGATATTCTTCTGTATATTTTACACGATTATGCCTATCTTTTAAATACTGTAAGACGAAATCCTTACGTGTAAAATTATACTCTTTTTGCCACAGTATTAGTTTTTCTTTATTTTCTTCGTAATAAATCTTTGACTGTAAGTTACGAGTTTCTTTATTTTTTAAATAATACTCAGTATCGCGTAATTTGCACTTTTCTGGATTATTCTTTTTATAGTTAAAATCAGAAATACTCTTGCAAGTTTTACAGGTTGTTCTATAGCCATCTTGTTTAGAACTATCTTTGTGAAAATCTGTAAACGATTTCTGTTCTTTACATTTACCGCAAACTTTATACATTTTAATCCCTCGGTTGGATTTGAATAGGTATTCCTAGTTGTGAACCGGCACAACGGAGCTTGCAGACTCTCTTCGGAATGTAAATATCGCACTGCAATGCGACTGCAAGTTTTATCTATCATAAAAACTGAATTATAACATAAAGAATGTTACAATGCAATACTTATGATAGATGCCTCAGTTAAGAGGCAGTCTAAAGTTACATCAGAAAGCCTCCGAAGAGGCAATCATCAGTTGGATGTTGTGAGTTGCACAACAGCTTGAGGACGTCTAATGAGATTCAAAAAGTTTGACTCAGATTGAATAGTGATTTCGCTGTCTGTTGGGTTTCTGTATGTGAAAACGTAAGCAGCTTCACCCAAAGTGTTGACATGAGAGAATTTATTCGCTGGACTGAAATAAGTCTTGAACATATCGCTAGTACCTTGTGGTAGCATGTAAGCTTCACCAGCAGGAATCAAAGCAGCACCATTGTAAGAACCACGGTATTCAATATAAGTAATACCAGCGTGAACAAAACGGCGATAGATGCCAGAACCCAAACGGTTGCGTAGTGGCTCTTGAGTACTTGTGTAGTACTTGTAAGCTTCTTTGATAGTAGGATGATTGATCAACTTACCGAAGAAAGCAGGAGAGCAAAGAACGATAACTTCATTAACAACTTCACCACTTAGGATGTTGTCTTGAATAAAGCTTAGACCTTCTTCAGACTTAGCAGTCAAATCGGTAGTAGAAGTGCCTAGTACGAAGTCGATGCTCTTACGGGTAATACCGAAGTCAGTATAGAAGTTACCAGAAACAGTACCATTAGGAGCATAGATTGCACCAGTGGTAATAGCGTATGCACGAGCGGCTTCTAGAGTCACAGCATGATTCATACGGATACGCTCTAGCTTACGTGCGATAACAGCGGCTTCAGTTTTAGCTTGATCAGGGGAACCGTAAGCACGGCGACCTTGAATATCTTCTGGCTTAACAGCGTCATCTAAAGGGAAGTGCCCGATAGGGAATGAACGTAGTTTGCGAGTATCACTCTTATTTACGTTGTTGCGTTCACCACGAACCTTGTCGGTGATTAGACCGAGAGTACCTTCACTGGATTCAACGGTTACGCTGTGCTGTGATACGCCTTCTTCACCGAAGATACCGAGTTCGTTGATAAGACCCCAAGTATTGGGTACAAGCAATAGTTCTTGTGTGTAATCAACTAGCTCAAATGGTTTTTCAAAACTGCGAGTTTGCATTATAATTTCCTTATTTTATTGTTCGTTATCTTAGATATTAAACAGCATCGTTGCAGTTAATACCATTAGCTTCAAGAGCAGCGTATACTGCAGCTTTCTCAGCATCAAGATCATAGGTTGCGTCCAAGATTAGACCGTCTTTGGATACAGTAGCTGGACCCTTAACTAGGCATAGTACCTTAGCATCGGTGTTAGCTGCTACAGCTTGTTCAACCATTACGATTGCGTCAGCGACTTGTGAACCATCACTGGCAGTCTGTACGGCGATCTTGTATTTGCCGCCTGAGGTAACTTTACCTAGAACAGTACCGGGAACTAGAGTACCTGCAGTGCCGTTATAGGTAACGACAAGACGGCAGTAAGCAGTTTCAGGGAACAATTCCTGTTTGATTACGTTAGAAAGACTTTTTGCTTCTGTTGCGATTAGTGGCATTTTATTTCCTTTTTATTACTTAGTTTGTTGCTTGGCTTTAAGTAACTTTGCCACAGCAGATTCTTTTACAGCAGGTTCTTCTTGAGTTGAAGCACCTTTTTCTACGAACATCTCAGATGTTTCTACAGCTTTCATAACAGCTTGCATAGCAGTTACAAAAGCGTTAAAATCATCCTCTGATTCCAATGATAGAGCAGCCTTAGCGATTGCTTCTACTTTGCTTTCGTCTTTAACGATAGCTTTAATTTGTTCTGTTTTTGCTTTATTGATAGCTTCTTTTTTCTCAGCTTCAAATTGAGCGATTGTGTCTAGAGCTTTTTGTAGTTGTACTTTTTGCTCATCAAGGGCTTTTTGTACAAGTTCAAATTGAGCTTTTTCAACGGTTTCGACTTCCATGTTGGTCTTCTCCAATTCTTGTTTATTAACAGAGGCAGATACCTCTTCAGTAGTAACCTCGCATGCGGGTGAGGTATCATTACCTTCTGCGTTAGCAGTTGGTTCAGATTCTTGTTTAGCTTTGTCAATAGCAATCAGTGCTTTTTCAATAGTCACTTGATCGTTAAGCATTGCTAGGTATTCGGTTTCTTCTAGGGTTGATAGAACATCAGCTAGATTCTCAGCTTCGTGTGCTGACTTTAGAATCTCAAAAGCTTCCATCTTGGATTTAATCCAGTCTTGATAATCCTCTTCAGCTTCAGCTTGTTCCATCGCTTGTGTTTCTGCAGGTTCTACATAACCCATCATGTAAGCAAGGATATCTGCTTGTTCACCGTATAGGGAGAAAAAACGCTGCAAAAAATCTGGTAGTTCCATAGTTACTCTAACTTGCTGAACTTTTTCAATGAACTCTTCGCTGAACTTATTGCTTTTTAAAACAAGTTTATAATTAGCACCTGATGCTGCACCTCCCTGCCGTTTAGACACAAGAGCAATATGAGAATCTTCACCACTAAAATTAATATCGCTTAATTTACGCTTAGTCTTACGGACTGGTTTATCTTTATTAGCTGTCATCTTATTCCTTATTCTTCGTTAAGTTTCTCTACAGCAGCTACTGCTCCAATAGAGATACCTGTAATTTCGTCATCTTTGATCATCTGCCAAACGTCATCGTTATTTACTTGCAGTGTCATTAACCAAGTGCTTTTCTTTACGAACTGATCATTTAAGATCATATCGCAAGGTGCTAAATAAGATTCAATAACTTCGAAAGCATCTGTCATAGTCATATGAAATAGATTAGCTCTCATCATTGATTTATTAAAAGATTCTTTAGCTTTTCTTACTTCAGCTTCTGATGTATAATCACCATGAAGATCAGTACTATCAGGAATCATAGCAACGTATGTTACTTGCTTTAATTCTTCATCTAGTGCTTTTGTAATTGGTAGATTAATACCAGCAAGAGTATCTTCTTTATTTAATTCTGCTTCGGTAATATCTTTAGTATAGCTCTTTAAGATATCTTCTTGTCTTAATATACTACGTGCCCAAGATAATCCAGCTGAACCGCCCCATAATAACCAAGCAATTTCTCCAGCTTTTGGTCCACCGTCTGCTTCACGCTCTTTAGGCTTGTAGTTCTTTTCGTGCCTACTAAAGAAAGCATACATGCGCTTGACAGTATCTAAACTAAGACTACCGTTAATAATGTCTCTTGCACGAGCAACGCCTGATCCTACACCTTCGCTTTTAGCTTGATATGCATCTAAGCCGCCTCTGCCGTATTTCTCTCTTAATGCTAAACCTCGTCTTGCATTATTTTTCATTGCTGCAGTAGGAGCATAGCTTTTAGCTTTATTAATATTTTCCATGCGTTCCTCTTATCAAATGTTAAACATAATTATATCATAGTTTAATAGAAAAATCAAGAGAAATAACTCAAAGCTAAATCTCTTGATTATCTTTTATTTAATTATCTGATTCTACAGGAGTAAATAAGCTCAAACCTAATCGCTGCATAGCAACAAAAGGCTCTTGTGAAGTTACATCTGCAGTATCAAAAGCAGCTTGAATATCAGATAACTCAACTTGCATACCAGCGGCAAGGCAAGCCTCGTAAACAGCTTGAGGATTACCTAAAGTACTGTCTTGTTGAACTTGCCAAGCTCCGTCTGCATCTTTCTGCCAGAATTGCTCAGGTAGCATATAAGCAAAATCAGGTGAAACAAATCCTGTGCTGATATAATGCGATACGGTTGTATTATCAGAAGACAATCCTGTAGTCCACATACCTGCACCAGCTGCTGATAAAGCACTGGCAATATCTCTGGCAAGTTGTGCTGTATCAGCGGGTAGTATCATTGTGCGAAAAATATCTGTCATAAAGGTACCCCTGTCTTGGTTGCAACGTACGTCTCAGTGCTCGACAACTCGCCAGCGGTCACTGCTTTGCCGA